AGGTGCTACTGTTGTCATTCAAGGTTCTAATGAAACAGCTACATTCAATGGTACTAACTCTAATTGGGTAACTGTTGATACGTACACTTTATCTGGCACTACAACTGCTACTAATGGTAGTACATCTATAAGTGTTTGGAGATATATTCGTGCTAACATAACTGCTATTTCTGGCACTGGTGCTACTGTACAAGTAATCATGTGCGTTTAATAGGAGTCTTAATATGACCTCAACTGTATTCACTAGCGGGACGGTCATCGAGTCCCCTTGGCTTAATGATGTCAATGATTTTGTATATGGTAATGGTAGGTGGGAATGGGAAACTATTGCTACAGCAGGTCAAACAGTTTTTAATCTTCCCTATTCTTATACACCAGGTTCTATGAGGTTGTATGTTTTTGTCAATGGACTTAAACAGTCTAGAACATCTTTTGTAGAAACTAATAGTACAACTATCACTTTTACACAAGCTGTTCCAAGCACATCTTTAGTAGAATTTAATTACTAAATAAAGGTTAAACTATGGCTAACACAAGAATATCTGCACTAACCTCTGCTACCACCCCATTGGCGGGTACAGAAGTTTTGCCTATTGTTCAATCAGGAACAACAGTAAAAGCTACGGTTGCTAATATTACTGGTGCTGGTGCATATGCTGGATCGTTTACTACTCTGTCGGCTACTGGTGTCACAACTGTGCAAGCTGGAACAGCGTTATTGCCTGCCATCACAACATCAGGCGACACTAACACAGGTATTTGGTTTCCTGCCGCTGACACTATTGCTTTTACTGAGGGCGGTGCAGAGTCGATGAGGATTACATCCGCTGGCAACGTAGGTATTGGTGTTACTGCTCCTTCTAGCAAATTACAAGTTTCTGACTCTACAAATGGTGGTGCAGTAGAAATTACTGTCGCAAACACTTATTATCTTGCCACCAGTACAGACGAAACTGTGGCATTTCAAGGCGAGTTTTTTCAGAACGATCTAGCAACAAATCGAGCTGCTGGTTATATGCAAATTGGTAAGTCAGGTGACTTTTCAAACGCTGCCAATGCTTCTGGGTTTATGGCATTTGCCACACGCAATGCTGGCACGATTGCTGAAAAGATGCGTATTACTTCTACTGGCGGCGTTAATCTTGGCGCAACAACTGACCCAGGTGCGGGTAACTTATCATTAACAGGCAACGTAGTCATAGGCACATCTGGCAAAGGCATCGACTTTTCTGCCACTGCGGGTTCGGGCACAAGTGAGCTGTTGGCTGACTATGAAGAAGGTTATTTTGACCCAACATTGACCTGCGGAACTAGCGGAACTATTACGCTAAACGCTGCTGAAAATAGGTTGGCATATACAAAAATTGGCCGTGTTGTTTATATTAGCGGGCAATTTGCAATTTCATCTGTTTCATCACCCGTTGGCACAGTCACAATGAATAATTTGCCTTTTGCTGTTGCGTCTTTAGATGAGCGTTCTGAATCTGCAATTTTCAATGTAGTTTTAAGTAACACTACTTTAAACACCCCTACATTCTTTGGTTTAATCACTACCGCAGGGGCAACAACATTGCTCATTCGTGCAAAAGACAATGTTGGCGCAATAAATTCGTCACCAGCAAGTTTGTTTGCCGCAAGTGATGTGTGGATCAGCGGATATTACATAGCGGCATAAAAGGAAAAAAAATGGCACTAACTAAAGCAACTTATTCAATGGTGCAAGGCGCACCAGTCAACGTGTTGGACTATATGACTGCGGCTGAAATTGCCGATATTGTAGGCAACACAGGTAGCATTGATGTGGCCGCAAAGGTTCGCCTTGCGCTTGACTATGCGGCTACATTGCCAGCGGGTGTTCAAGTTATTTTTCCTGCTGGAACTTACTACATCCCCACAACTGTTTTTATTCCAACTCAAACAGGACTATCAATGGTTGGTTTTGGTGCGGTGCTTAAAGGCGCTGGCGAAGCAGTAGGAACAATTTTTGAGACAGGCGCGCAGGACTATTCCACAGGCGGCACTACTAATTGGGAATTTAACGAAACATATTTGCACCGTAAACAAATCATTGATGGTTTTACTTTTACAAACTGTGAATATGGCATCAGAGCATTCAATATGCTTGAGGGTTGCGTAATTCAACACAACCGTGCTGATTCAACTGTAAGAACTTTACTTTGGGCCAAACGATGTTTTTACCTTGCTATTTTGCAAAATATGCACAGAGGTGCTAGAACAACTGGCGACAACGATGAAGATGCTTGCTTTTACATTGAATCGTTTAATAACGTGATGAACATTCAAGGCAACAGCGCATATCGTGGCAACAATGGCGCACTAGCTAGAGGAACTGGATTTAAGTTCGTTGGTGGTTGTGCTGGTATGGAAGTGCTAAACAACGTTGCTGAAGGTTGCAATAAAGGCATTTATATTGGTGGCGCTGTTTATGGAATGTTGATCTATGGTTGGTATTTAGAAGGCAACGTCCGTGACATTTCTATTGAAGACGGAAATGCAAAACAATCGTTAGCCATTGATGGTTGTTGGTTTGAATCTGACCAAAGCATTGTGGCTGAAACTTGGGTTTCTGGTGAACTTGGACAAAATAATTACTTTTACACTAGCGGCAGTACGGTTACATTGACAGACAATTTAAATTCCTGTGATGTTTGGTTGCCTAATCGTGCTGGCAATTTTGCCTCATCGTATTCTCAAACCACTCTCCCAACAGGATGGACTGTCAATGGCAGTTGCCGACTGCGTAGGCGTTGGTCAACATACAACGATGCAGTAGGCCCTCAAAATGAAGTAGCGTTGTTGTCAGAATATGCACTTGGAACAAGTGAAATTATTGCTAGGGCATTTAGAGGCAATTCTGGTTTAGGAGTTTCACAAGTTGCTGGCGGTGTTCCTTATTGCACAACCGATGTTGCAACAACGGCTGGTTCAGCAATTATTGAAACAAAAATTGCATATAGTAGCCTTGACAATGGAGTTCGATTTGACTTTACTGTTCAAGATTTTGTTGGAACATTTAGGTTGCTGGGTTGGATTTCAGGGCTTGTTGTGACCCGTAATGATGTAACCACCAAAACTGTTGTTGTTGCAGACAATGGCGGTTATTTACAAATCACACTTGGTAATTTCAACACGGGATCGGCTGTCACTGTTACTGGTGGCGTTCGTATTGTTTAAGGAGAAAACATGAAACAATTAATTGAAACAATACAAGAAAAACAAATTATTCAAACAATACAAGAAGGACCGACTGTTGAAATAAGACAAGAAGAACCTCTTGTTGGTATTCGGGCAGAGCGCAACCGCTTGTTGCTAGTTACTGATTGGACACAGGTAAGTGACTCACCACTGACGCAAGAAAAGCGTGATGAGTGGAAAGTTTATCGACAGGCATTGCGTGATATGTTTATTAACTGTTCTACGCCATCCGATGTGGTATGGCCTAATTTGCCTGATTAACTGTGCTGATCCAGAAGATCAGATTTTGGTTTTGATTGGAGTATCAAAATGGCTCTTGAAAAAATAGTATTTGTTGATCGCATTGAAGTTGTTGAATCTGGCGTAATCCAAGTTCGTACAAAAACTGCCATTAAAGAAGATGGTGTGGAAATCAGCAGTAAGTTTCACCGACACGTTGTTGTGCCTGGTGCTGATTGCAGTGCTGAAGATGCTAAAGTGCAAGCAATTGCTGCATCTATACATACTGCTGAAGTGGTTGCTGCTTATGTTGCTGCTCAAGAAGCTGCTAATTCCACGCAGTCAGAGTAATAAACTATGGAAACACAACATCTTATCAACATAGCTTTAGGACTAGGCTTTAGTGTCTTAGGATGGTTTGCTAGGGAGTTGTGGTCTGCTGTCAAAGAACTTAAGACTGACTTGTCTAAACTTAGAGAAGACTTGCCTAAGACTTACGTAGCTAGAAACGACTACCGAGATGATCTTAATGAAATTAAGAATATGCTTGGCAAAATATTTGATAAGTTAGACAATAAACAGGACAAGTAATTGTTACTAGGAACATACTATGGCAAGTACATACTTCATTGATAACTCTACACCTATTGTTTCTGCTTGGCTTAACGATGTAAATGACTTTGTTTACCAAGGCATACTACGAGGTACAGTTACAGCTACAGCAGGTCAAACTGTGTTTACAACTCCCTTTACATACACTGTAGGAGAAAATACTCTTGATGTGTACATCAATGGTGTAAGACAAATACTTAATTCAAGCTACACTGAAACATCAGCAACATCTATTACGTTTAGTGAAGGTGTTCCTGTTACTGCTGTTGTTGAATTCATAGGATAAAACATGGAACAGATTATTGCCTTGTTATTCCTAGATCGTACTCTTGCACATCTAGAACATCTTCGTACTAAAAGCTTTGCTCAACACATGGCTTTAGGAACGTTCTATGATGAGATAGTTGATCTAGCTGACAAACTTGCTGAAGCTTACCAAGGCTATGATGAAGTAATGCAAAACATTCCTTTGCTTAACCACAATGGTAAAGGCAAGATAGAAGACATCTTAGGACAGCACGTTTTAGAAATTGAAAAATTACGTAAGTGCTGCGACCTTACTGCAATTCAAAACATCATTGATGAAGTTATTGCTTTGTATTTGTCTACTATCTATAAGTTGCGTAACTTGAGCTAAGTACCATGTCGTACAAGCCTAGTTGGGACAATGGTGGTTGGAAGGTCATCTGTGACGTTTGTGGTCGTTTGTTTAAAGAACACGATCTACAAAGACGTTGGGACGGAGTTATGGTCTGTTCTGATGATTGGGAACCTAGACAACCCCAAGACTTTGTACGTGGTGTAGCAGACAAACAAGCACCGCCTTGGGCTAGACCAGAGGCTTCAGATGAGTTTTTATTTACTTGTACTCCCATAACTAACCAAGGCATTGCTGACTATGGAGTAGCAGATTGTGCTAGAGCAGACATAGACTTTGGGTATCGTCCTGTATGCACTATGGAAGGCTCTATTGCTATGCCTCCTACAGCTATTGCTGGTTGTGTTGTAGCAGGTAAACTGTATCCTGGTTTAAATGACTTTACAGGTACTGGGTACTACATTGAACCTGTAACCAACTATCTTTTGTTAGAGTCAGGGTATTCGTTATTACAAGAAGATAACAGTCAAATCTTGGTGTAGTTAAAACAAGGAACATACATGAGCAGTACATACACAGTTACACGAGATCAGATTATTACCTTAGCTTTGCGTAAGTTAGGTGTTCTTGAGATTGGTGCTATACCTGATGCAGACACAGTGGCTAATGCTGCTATGTCTTTAAATCTGTTGATCAAGATGATGAGTACAGATGGACTTAAGCTTTGGAAAATATCCGAACTTATTATTCCTCTTGTCAGCGGACAGACTTCATACATTCTTGGTGGTTCTACGTCTGTGTTGATGTATGACTCTCTTAATCCTACTGTGGCTATCACGGATAGACCGCTAAAAGTTATCCAAGGGTTCTATCGTAACCAACAGAACACCCCACCCATTGACGTACCTGTGATGGTTATCTCTAAACAAGAGTACAACATCTTAGGTTCTAAGCAATCTACTGGTGTTGCTAACACTATCTTCTACGATCCACGACAATTAAATGGTATTTTATATGTGTACTTAACACCTAACGAGTACACTCAAACTAACTTACAAATGCACATTATTGCTCAGTTGCCGTTAGATGATTTGACTACTGCTTTGGGTGTACCAAACTTTCCTAATGAGTGGATGAACTGCTTGGTGTGGAATCTTGCAGATCAAATGTCTATGGAGTATGGTGTGCCCATGAACGCTAGACAAGAGATTGCTTTGCGAGCTAATGCATACAAAACTCAATTGGTTGATTGGGATGTTGAAGCTTCTAGCACGTTCTTTATGCCTGACTATCGTTCTATAAGCAATAACTCTTACGGGCGTTAAACATGGCTACAGAACGTATCCCACTGTCACAGCCTATTGAGTCTCGTAATGGGACTTTTACTAAAGACTCGTACTCATCTAACTGTTTCTTTGAAACTAGAGATGCTAAACGAGAGTTTATTAAGCGTCCAGGTCTTGTAGCTGCTAAACAAATTACACCTGTTACACCACCTGCCTACTTAGAAAGTCAGGGGTTAAATGCTTTTAACAACAGAGTGATTGCTGTTATTAATAACACTGTATACAGTGTAAACCCTACTGGTTATGTAGTCAGTACTATTGGTACAACATCTACATCTACTAGTCAAAGCTACTTTGTAAACACCTTTCTAGATGCTTACATGTTCTTTCACAATAAGTTAAATCTGTATTTGTACAGCAATGCTGGAGCATTTGGTGCTGTTGTTACTAATAAAATTGGTGCTATTGCTATTACTGATAGTGGAGCTAACTATAGCCAAGGGATTACCCTATCTTTTTCTGGTGGTGGATGTGCTGCTACTGCTGAAGTAGACCCTACTACTGGGGTTATCCTCAGTGTTACGATTACTAATCAGGGTACAGGACTAGCTTCTGCACCTACCATTACCATTAACTTACCAGCTACTCAAACACCTACTGGTACTGACATACCTAGTAGTTACGTAGACTTTACTGTAAGTAGTGCTACGGGTTTATACGTAGGCATGTCTGTTGTAGGTACAGGCATAGCCACTAGCACTAAAGTAACGGCTATTGCTGGCACTCAAATCACTGTAGACACACCTAAAACTGGTGCAGTGTCAGGTACTATTACCTTTACTGATGAGGGTGCTGGAGGCGTTTTAACAGCTTCGTTAAACTTTGTGCCTACTGGTCCTTATGTATCTGGTACTGTGTTCTTAGACAACTACGTATTTATCGGTACTAGTAACAATAGAATTTACAACTCAGATGTTGGTGATCCAACTACTTGGAATGCTTTAAATTTTTTAAGCTTTGAACAAACCTCAGATACTCTTGTAGGTATATGTAAGCACCTAAATTATCTTGTAGCTTTTGGAGCTGTGAGTACTCAGTTCTTCTATGATGTGGGCAATCCTACTGGCTCACCTTTGGGTTTGGCTGCGAGCTACACCTTAGAGATTGGTTGTGCTAGTGGTGACTCTATTGTTGCTACTAATAACACTGTCTTATGGGTAGGTACTAGTAAAACCTATGGTAAGTCTGTGTACATCATGGATGGTACAGCTCCTGTACGTATCTCTACTGCTAACATAGATCGTCATATTGAGGCTGATGGTTTAGGAGAAATAGCTGCATACTGCTACACAATCAATGGGCATACACTGTATATCCTTACACTACAAAACACTGGTCAAACTTTGGTCTATGACCTTAATGAAAAAATGTGGTACACCTGGACTCAATACTCTATACAGAGTACTGGTCAACCTAATGCAGGTACATATCAAGAATCTTACTTTAGACCTACCTACTACACCCAATTAAATGGTGTGCCATACGTCTTAGATGACGATACAGCCACCTTATATTACTTGGATGTCAATACATACCAAGATGCTGGACAACCTATCTACTGCCGTACTGTTACGGACATCTCTGACAATGGAAGTACTAAGCGTAAATTCTTTGGAAGATTAGAGATTATTGGTGACAAAGTAGCTGGAATCATGCAGATACGCCATTCTGGTAATGACTACAACACTTGGTCTGACTACAGGTCTGTAGACCTTAATGCTCCTCGTGCTCAAGTATATCTAAGTGGTGCTGATAGACGTAGAGCTTGGGAGTTTTTATGTACCAGTAATGTTCCACTTCGTATTGATGGTGCTGAAGTAGATTTCAGAATTGGTGAGATGGATCAAGAGCAAGCTGTTGGTGGTGGAAGATATAGGAGATAACCAAATGAATGAGCTTGTAGACTTGTTTGTTAATCCTACGACAGATAAAATAGACCAATATGAGGCTATTGTTGGACAAATGCCTCAAGTAGATTTAAAGACTATTCATGCTGTATCGGGTGGTGTTTACTCCAGAACTATCTTCATACCTGCGGGTGTGTCTTTAGTTGGAGCTACTCATAGTAAAGATCACATTAACATCATGTTTGGCGACATTACAGTTACTACTGATACTGGAATGAAACGTCTTACTGGATACAATGTTTTTGCTACTAAGGCAGGTATGCGTAGGGTGGGTTATGCACATGCAGATACCTATTGGACTTCTGTAATCCATACTACAGAAACAGAAATTAGCAAGATTGAAGAAGACATTACTCCTGATAGTCACAAGTTACAGACTAGAAATCTTAGAGTAACGTCTGAACCCGTTAACGTATTAGAAGAGGTTTGATATGTCTTTAGCAACTGTTGGCACAGTAGTAGGTATTGCAAGTGGTGTTAACGCACTTACTGGCGGTGGTGTTACTAAAATGTTTGGTGGAGAAAGTGCGCCTAGTGGTGCTGAAGCACAACAAATGGCTGATCCTTTCTCTCAGTATCGCTCTAACTTAGGTGCTATGTACTCAGGTGCATTGCAACCTGGAGCTAGTACTAATATCCAATCTATGCCAGGATTCTCTCAGTTTCAAAGTGGAGTAATGGACCCTGCTATGGAGGCACAACAGCGTACTGCTGCTAAGTCTGGTATGTTGTACTCTGGTAATGAGATGCAAGCTTTACAACAGACTGGTCAAAAAGGTTACTACGGCTTTATGACCGACTACCTTAATCGCCTTGCTCAAGGTTCTGGTGCTGTTAATAATCCTGCTCAAGCTGCAGGTATGGGTTTAGCTCAGATGGGTTCAAATCAACAAGGCTTTATGCAAGGCATGGGTGCTCTCGGTCAAATGGCTGGTCAGTTTGCTGGTAGTGGAGGTAGTACTGCTTATGGTGGCGATCCTTTACAAGGTAATATCTATAGATATGGAACTGGAAACGAAGGCTATGCAAATACTCAAGCAGATATTTATGGTCCTCCTGGCGGTTAATAGGTAAGGAATAAATCATGGCATTCTTAATGACAGATGTAGCTGCAGGTAGTACTGCTGCTCGTAACTTACAACAAAACATATATGGTGCTCAGTATGATGAGGCCAATATAGCTGCTGATGCAGAACAAAAACAACTTAAGCTGCAACAGGATCGTATTAAAACGATGTACGCCCCTGAAGAAGCTAAGCTTAAATTAGAACAAGATCAACTTGGTAATGAAAAAACTAGGCTTGCTAATCTTGTTGCTGACACTGGGTTTAAAGCTTCGCAAGAATCCAAACAAAAGTTAAGAGAACTGACTGACACAGAAGATTTTAAAACTGCTGATGATGCAGGTAAAGTTCGTTTGTGGGCTATGACTGAAGCAAAGGTTTCTGGTGATCCTACTAAGTTAGTTTCTAACTTACAGGCTGCTGAGATGCTTGATGCCAAAGCAATTGCTACTAAACAAAAACAATTAGATCAAAATGCACAACAAATGGGCAATGCTTTTGCAGTTGTTGATGCTCTTAAAACTCCAGAACAACAAATTCAGTTTTTTAAAGAGATGGAGACTCAACAACCTGAGCAGTATCAAAATCTTATTAAACAGATTGGCCCAAGTACATTTGAAAAAATGACTACAGAAGAAAAACATGGTGCTCTTAAAGGGCTAATGTTTAATGCTAAAGGTCAATTGGCTACTCAGCTTAAACAGATTGAAGCTGAAAAACAAATTCTTATTAATGAGTCTCGTGAACGTATAGCTCGTATCCGTGAGGATGGTAGGCTTAATGCTAAACTAGCTGGTGGTGGCTCTGATCGTGATATGCGTGATTGGAAACTATACAACAACGCTATTGAAAGTATTGATAAGTCTGGTAGAAAAAATTTAGATAAGTTAAACGAAGCTGTTGATGCTGCTGATCTTGCACAAACAAAAAGTAAAGTTAGAAGCTTTATGTTTGACAGAACAGAGCCTACTGAAGAAGCGTCACTTGTTTATAGAAAAGCTGTTGAAGCTCGTGATAATTTTCAACGTAATCAACTTAAAAAACAAATTGATGTAACTGCAACTGCTCCTGACTTTCCAGGTAAAACTACTATTCTTGAAAACATGAATAGGGAATTAGAGTTGTATGGTCCTGCTCCTAAAGCACCAAAGGAAGAGAAACCAGAAGCTGGTAAACCTGCTGCTAAAGCAGAAACTCCTGTTACTACTCCTACTAAACCTAGTGCTACTAGTAACAAACCTCCTGCTAAACTAACTCAAGAGCAAAACAACGCAGCTATTACTAAAGCTAACGAAGCAATTAAGAATGGTGCTGATCCAGAAAAAGTTAAGGCTAGACTAAAAGAAGCTGGTGTTTCATTCAAGGAGTAATGTATGGCTGACAACATCTCTTTTGATGATTTGATTCCAAGTAAGCAAACAGATAAGTCAGCTCCTTCTAAGGGAACTGACATTTCTTTTGATGACCTGATACCTAAACAAGCAGAAGCTAAACCTTCAACTACTTCTGTTATTGAGGGTAAAGGTGGTGCTGCTTTTGGTATTTATCCTAAAGCAACTATAGATCAAGACCCTGCTAGTAGGATTGCAACAAACATAGGTCGTACTGCTGTTGAAGCCATAGGTCCCACTGGATTTGGTTTAGCTGGTTTTGGTGGTGGTATGGCTGCTTCTATGCCTGTAGCTGCTGTTATTGCTCCTCTTACTGGTCCTTTTGCTCCTGTTGTTGCAGGTGCTATTCAACTTGCTGGTGGTTTTGGTGGAGCATTAGTTGCATCGGGTGCTGCTAAAAAAGTTCAAGACATGATGCACGAAGCATTTGCTCCTGAAGACTTTGCTAAACGACAAGCAGAAAAGAAAGAATTTCCTGGAGCTACATTTGTAACTGAGTTGGGTGTAGGTATGGCAGGTATGTCTCCTAGAACTGCTGTTACTGCCCTGTCTCCTACTGCAGGTAAAGTTGCTAAGCTTGCTTCTACAGAAACTGGTCAGCGTGTTATCTCTGGTGGTTTACAAGGTGGTATTGAAGCAGGTACTGAATTAGCTACTGAAGGAACAATTACTCCTTGGAAAGTAGGTGCATCTACTGCTGCAGGTGCAGCTATGCCTGGCTTTAACGTAGCAGGTAAGATTCCTTTTGCTTTAGGTACTAAGGTTGGTGAGAAGATTGGTGCAAAGATTTCTACTATTCTTCCAGGTGGTGCAGATACAACAATTAAAACAACTACTGATCCATTGCCTCCTAAGCCACCTGAAGGTGCTACTCCAGAAGAGAGAGCTGTATACATTCAAAAGCTTGAAACTATCAAAGCTGAACGTGATGCTAAAGCTCCGTTAACTGAAACTGCTATTAGGAACAAAGAGACTGGTGCTATTGAACGCATGGGTCCTAAACATGATGAGCAACGTAAGCTTGATACTGCTGACACACATGACCAAGGTTTTGTAGATGAGCGTGGTAACTTCTTGACTCGTCAGGAAGCTGTTGATCGTGCTAAGAACACTGAACAACTACCTAAAGACTACACACCAGATGCTCCTGAAGTAGGTTTGCGTAGTGAAGACTTGCGTAAGGCAGGTGATGAACGCTTTAAGCTTCCTGTTGAACAGGATGTTAATGCTCCTCCTAAAGAAGTTATCACAGAGAAGCCTACTGAAAACAAAGACTTTTACAGACAACAAATTGCTAGTCTTAACCAACAAAAAGCAGAAATACTTGCTGAAGTTGAATGGGCTAAATCTAATAATGACGCAGAATATCAAGCTAGGATGGAAGAAAACCTAGCTGGTGTTCTTATTGAAATGCGTAAGCAACAAAGTTTGCTTGATACTGCAGACATGGCTAGAAGTGATGTCAAAAAAGCCATAGAAAACAACGAATACAAACGTGTTGAATTAGAACTAGAAGCAGAAAAATTTGCTGCATTTGGTAATGAGCTGCGTGTTACTAGTATCAACGAGCAAATTAAACAATTAGAAACAGAACATGCTCAATTGTACAAGGACATGCCTCCTATTAAGTTTGAGAACTCTAGAAAACCAACTTGGGAAGAACTCCAGGACTTCTTGTATGGAACCAAAACTATTGGTGAAGCACTAGATCGCATCCTTGCTACTAAAGAGTTAGGCAGTATTAGTCAACGAATTTTGATGAAAGCTCTTAATGAATCTGGTTTTATTCGCAGTACAGACCTTGAGTTTTATCAAGACTACTTAGCATACTTAGACAAGGATGGTAATTTAAAACAAGATGGGGCTGGTCTGTACACAGGTGGTGAAGGTAAACACATTGTGCAGATGGGTAAAGACGGCAACTTACAAGTGTTGTTGCATGAAACTATTCACGCTGGTACACAACGACTGTTAACTGACCAAACTACAACTGCTGCTATTAAGATGCAGGAGTTGTTTGATAAGTACAAAGCATCTCATGGTGATGGTAGTTATGGCTTTACTAACGTACATGAGTTTGCTGCTGAAGCATTTACCAACAAAAAGTTTCAAAAACTATTAGGCAGCATTGAGGTTGGACAACAACCTAAAGGTGTTGCTAATAACATGTGGGCTGCTTTTAAAGAAACAGTCCGTAAAGGGTTAGGTATTGATGAGGGTGTCCGTACAGCCTTTGATGAAGTCATGGATCAAGGTATTTCTTTAGTTAAACAATCTAAAGACTTTACTCCTCGCCCTGACTTTGCACCCACTACTGTTCCATCTAAACCACCTAGCTCACTAGATGAGCCTAGCAAAACACCAGGTGCTTCTGTTAAGAGCATGTTGGAAAAAGACAAAACTGCTCCTGTTGACAGGACTAAAACTGATCCTCGTGACGTTAAAGACGAAAAGGAATTCTATGAAATTGCCACTGATATTTACGAAAAGCATGGACCTACTGAGGCAACTAGGTTCTATGAAGGTTATCGAGAGTATAAAAAGACTTGGCTCGAACCCATTAAAGAAACTGAAAAGTTTGTTGGCATCAACATCAAAAACAAACTAGCCAATGATCGCATTATTCACAATGAAATGGGTCAGATGCAAGAAGTTGTACCTGATCCTGCTCGTAGAGAAGCCATTGCTGTAGCTGTTGACAAAGGTGATCTGTCTGGTTTGAGTACTACAGAACTTGCTGTTGCTAAACAGTATGAGTCTCTTGTTAAGGACATTGGTGATCGTGCTGTTAAAGAAGGTGTTGTTAAAGGTTTACTTGAAGACTACGTAACTCACATTCTTGATTGGCGTGGTGCTCCCAAGGGTGCTCGTGAAGAATTTATTCAATCGTTACTAGGAACAGGTAAACGTGATCCCGCTATGGGAGGCATGACTACTGAGTCTAAGTTTGGTAAAGAGCGTAAGTTTAAAACCTTTGCTGACTTAGAGTGGTACATCCGTGACGTTAACTCTCGTATTGAAGCTGCTGGTAAGTCTGATTGGAGACTCACACTTAAGACCAAAGACATTGCACAAATCTACAAAGAGTATGCAACGTCAATGGAAAAGGCTATTGAAAACAAAAAGTTAGTAGATAGTCTTAAACAAGTACGTAACGTTAATGGTGAGACTTTAATTAAAGAAGTCAACAAAGATAATCCTATGCCTTATGGTTGGGAGATGATGGACAGTCCCCAGTTTGCTGGTTACGCTGTTCACCCTGACTTAGTGCCAGCTTTAAAGTTTGTGTTTGATTCTGGACCTGGCGACTTAATGGCTGCACTTGGTTATGTGTCATCACTTACTAAACGTATTAACGTTATTGGTTCTTTCTTCCACGCTAAATCTTTAATTGAGGTTCTGTCTAGCACGGGTTCTGCTATACCTTTGTGGACTCCTACTAAAGAAATTACTTTAGGTGGCATAGATAAGTTATTAGGAACAAAGTATTCTGGTATCACTAAAGCTCTAGATCAATTTAGAAAAGGTGGTCTTGGAGATAACGTAGACAAATGGATCAAAGAAGGTGGACTAGTATTAGAAGTTCCTGAAGATGTTGCTAAAGGCATCTTATCGTCTACAGGTAAGTTTGCTGATGCAATGATTGCCAAGTATGGTCCTAAGACTCGTGTACTTGAATCATCTTTAACTGCTGTTGAGAAAGCTACCCTGGGTATCTTTGATAAGATTACTTGGGACTTCTTGCACACTGGTGGCAAGATCATGGTTGCTGATGCGTACTTAGGTAGAGCACGTATGGAAGCACTTAGGGCAGGTAAACCTTTTGATGAGGTAGCTGCTCGTAAAGAAATCTCTAGCTTTGTCAATGATAGCTTTGGTGGTTTAAATTGGTTTGAAGCAGCTACGCAGACTCAGAACGAACTTGCTAAACGTATGGCTATGGCTGCTTACAGTCCTGCTGGTCGTAGAGGTTTGCAGATCATGCTGTTTGCTCCTGACTGGACGCTCTCAACACTTCGTGCTTTTACTGCTGCTCTTCCAAAAGGTTTAAATCCAACTAAATGGAGTCCTGTTGAAGGCATCAAAGGCATGATGACCCCTACAACTAAGTCAGATTATGCTAGGTTGTATCAGTTTAAGACTGCTATTGCTTACATTACTTTGGTTAACACCATTAATCTGATGGTGTCTGGTAGACCTGCATGGGAAAACAAAGACCCAACACGTATCGAGTTTCCTGATGGTACGTCTATGCAAGCTATGAAACACGCTATGGAACCAGCTCACTGGATCATGGACCCCACTAAAACACTGTCTAATAAACTAGGGTTTATACCTAAAGCTGCTATTATTTATGTTGCTGGTACTGAGTACGCTTCTCCACAGGCTCCTAAGTTAATTGATCCTAGTCTCTTAGGTAGGACAGAAGCTGTTCTTAAAGGTGCTGTTCCATTCCAGGTGTCTGCTGCTAGAGAAGCTCCTGAAGGTGAAGGTGCTAAACGTGCGTTACTAGGAACATTGGGTTTTCCTCTTTATGGTGGTACAAAAGAACAGAAGAAAGAGAAGAGGACAGAACGAGAGTTGCTGCTTAAAGAGAATGCCTGGAAGTACAGAAACAAAGAGATCGAAGCTGGTAGAGAACCTTTAACTAGTGAGCATACTAAACAAGGTGAGATGTTACGCAAGCGTAGATTAGAGTACGAGAAGAAGAAAGCTGTACAAGATGGCAAATAGACCTATTGCACCTATTCCCCAGGATAAGATTGGGGAAAGCTTTGTCTGGAGAGATTGGTTCCAGAAGTTAAGCGATACAGTCTATGGAACTATGGCAGCTCAGAATGCTGGTAATGTAAACATTACTGGTGGAACTATTAGCAACATCAACTTCTCTGGTGTCGCTATTACAAAGAGCACTGTAGATAGCACTCCTATTGGTAACAATGCTGCTTCTACAGGTCGTTTTACATCTATCAAACTAGACACAGCTTTAGCTGTTGCTTATGGTGGTACTGGTGTTAAGACTGCTGCTGCTAACTATGTGTTTGCTGGTCCCACTGCAGGTGCAGCGGCTGCTCCTGGGTTTCGTGCTCTTGTTGTAGCTGACATCCCTGCTCTGCCATATTCTCCTACAACTACTGGTACATCTATTCTGTATGGCAATGGTAGTGGTGGCTTTAGCAATGTAACCATAGGCTCTGGCATTACGTTTGCTGCAGGTACTTTAAGTGCTACTGGCTCTGGTGGTACTGTTACATCAGTTACAGGTACTTCACCTGTCATATCTTCTGGTGGCACAACACCAGCAATTAGTTTGGCTTCTGGTTATGGTGATACTCAAAATCCTTACGCTGCCAAAACAGCTAATTATGTATTAGCTGCACCTAATGGTTCATCTGGTGTACCTACGTTTAGGGCTTTGGTGGCTGCTGATATTCCTGCGTTGCCCTATGGAACTGGTGATGTTGTTGGCCCTGCCAGCGCTACAGATAACGCTGTTGCTCGTTACAACTTGACTACGGGCAAACTGATTCAAAACAGCATTGTCATTATTGGTGATACTGGTAGCGTAACTGGCGTTAATTCTTTGACTGCTGAAAGCCTTACTGTAAACGATAACTCTACTTTTGGCACTAGCAACAGCGACACAATCAATTTTGTCGGGCGCATAAATTCCGACTTTGACCCCGCAACTGATAATACTTACGATTTGGGTCGTGTAGGTCACGAATGGCGAGATTTGTACATTGATGGAACAGCCAACATTGACAGTTTGATTGCTGACACGGCTGACATTAACGGTGGAACTATTGACAACACAACAATAGGGGCAACAACTCCTCAAAATGGTAGTTTTGTTGATTTAAGCGTAACAGGCACAACTAGCTTTGATGG